GCCGCGACTCGAACTCCTCCTTTTCGGCCGTCTGATTCGGATCCAGCCAGTGGATGATCTCGTCGCATTTCTCCACGATCGTCTTCCGATCCTCTTCCGCCAGCTTGTCCTTCAACTTCTCGTCTTCGACCGTCTGCTTCATGTTGAACGCGTAGCTCTCCAAGGCATTCTTTGAAGAGATCTTGTCCTTCTGGGCGTCGTCTTCGGCCTTGTATCTCTCCGCCTCCTGGACCATGCGCTCGATTTCGTCCTTGCTCAGCCGGCCCTTATCGTTAGTGATGGTGATCTTGTTCTGCTTGCCGGTAGACTTGTCCTGCGCCGAAACGTTCAGGATGCCGTTGGCGTCGATGTCGAAGGTGACTTCGATCTGCGGGACACCTCGGGGCGCTGGCGGGATCCCGCTCAATTCGAATTTCCCGAGCAAGTTGTTGTCCTTAGTCATGGCCCGTTCGCCTTCGTAGACCTGAATCAAGACTCCTGGCTGGTTGTCCGAGTAAGTGGTGAAGATCTGCGACGTTTTAGTGGGGATGGTCGTATTCCGCTTGATCAACGAGGTCATCACGCCTCCGGCCGTTTCGATACCCAAAGACAGCGGGGTCACGTCCAGCAACAGCAGGTCCTGAACTTGTTCGCTCTTATCGCCCGACAGAATCGCCGCCTGGACGGCAGCTCCGTAAGCGACGGCCTCATCCGGGTTGATGCTCTTGTTGAGTTCTTTCCCGCTGAAGAAATCGGACAACAGCTTCTGGACCTTGGGAATTCGGGTCGATCCGCCGACCAGAACCACGTCGTGCACCTGCGACTTGTCGAGTTTCGCGTCCCGAATCGCCTTCTCCACCGGGTCCATCGTCGACCTGAACAGATCGGCGTTCAACTCCTCGAAACGGGCCCGGGTGATCTGCGTGTAGAAGTCGATTCCTTCGAACAACGAGTCGATTTCGATGCTAGCCTGAGTGGAGCTGCTCAGAGTCCTCTTGGCGCGCTCGCACGCGGTTCTGAGTCGCCTGAGAGCCCTCGGGTTGCTAGTCAGATCTTTCTTGTGCTTCCGTTTGAATTCGGCCGTAAAATGGTTGACCATCCGGTTGTCGAAGTCTTCGCCGCCCAGATGGGTGTCGCCCGCCGTCGATTTCACTTCGAAGATCCCGTCTTCTATCGTCAGGATCGACACGTCGAAAGTACCGCCCCCGAGATCGAAAATGAGCACGTTCCGTTCGCCGTGACCCTTTTTGTCCAACCCGTAAGCGATAGCGGCCGCGGTCGGTTCGTTGATGATCCGCAAAACGTTCAACCCCGAGATGACACCCGCGTCCTTAGTGGCCTGCCTCTGACTGTCGTTGAAGTAAGCCGGTACCGTAACCACCGCGTCCTTGACCGCTTTTCCCAAATAAGATTCGGCCGTCTCCTTCATTTTGGTCAGGACCATACTGCTGATCTCTTCGGCGAAAAACGTCTTCGTCTCGCCCTTATATTCCACCTGGACTTTCGGCTTCTGACCTTCGTGGATCACCTTGAAAGGCCAGTGTTTCATATCCGACTGCACCGCCGGATCGTCGAATCGACGGCCGATCAACCGTTTCGCGTCGAAAACGGTGTTGTGCGGATTCATGGCCACTTGATTTTTAGCCGCATCTCCGATCAGCCTCTCGGTATCGGTAAAAGCGACGTAGCTCGGCGTGGTCCGATTGCCCTGGTCGTTGGCGATAATCTCGACCTTTCCGTGTTGGAAAACGCCGACGCACGAATAGGTCGTGCCCAGATCGATTCCGATTGCGTTGATTTTAGCCATTTTAATTAACTTTTTCTAATTACTCTTCTAATCACTAACCGTGGCAAGGAAATTTTTTAAAATTTTTTAAATTAAAAATTTTTTCATACTAATCCAGAGTATGTTATCTAGTTAAACAGTGGAAACTAGGATAAATTAAATATGGAATGGCCATTTATGGATAGACCAAATTATAACGGAAGTTTAAACATGTACACAAGTAAATTTCTTAAGGCACGCGCTCAATTTCGCGATGTTCACGAATATATTAACAACAAATATGGTAATTATTATGTGAATAACAACAAAATAAAATCTGCTAGTTCTTCAATACAGATTCCTCAGCCATTTGAGTTTTTCGAAAGAACAATCAAACAGAGATCCCCACAATTATTGGGTTCTTTTAAACCTGTCACTAAAGAGGATGTTATTGCATCTGATTTAGATTGTTTTAAAAGATTTGATGAATTTAGTTTAGATATACCAAAGAGTATTGATCTAAAGATATTAATTAAAGCTTCAGAGCAAGCATCAAAAGATCTAGGTATTATAAGATCGGACAATACAAAACACAAATTGATTTCATTAGATGATTCTATTTCTTCATTTTCGAAGTCTACTAACTCAGGATTTCCTTATTATGGAAGAAAGAATGACGATAAAATTCAATCATTAGTCAAAAAAGACTGTCTCCGAATCATAGAAAAAGATAACCTAAGTTCTATTATAACTTTACCAACTACAGTGTTTCATAGATTTCAAAATAAAAACGTTAAAGGCACAATTCAAACCAAAATTCGACAAGTTTGGGGTGAACCTTATACAGTTAACTCATTATCTGGTATATATTTCAGAGAATTAATTGAGAATTGCAAATCGCACTTACTTAAAGAACGCTACCCGTCTTCAACTTATGGTAGATCGCTAGTAGAAATATCAGACACAATTATTAGAGAGTGGAAGCAAAAAGATACACCATTCTGTTCTATAGATATTGAAAAAATGGATTCCAATATCCCAACTTTCTTTTGGCCTCTCTTTTATGTATTTTTAGCTGACAATATTGACATTAACACTAGAAAGGAATTCAACCTATTTAAACGCATCATGTTTTATCAGTGCTATACACCCTATTGCTATAGAGGTTCTAAATTAAATTTCCAAAATAGTGGAAATTCTAGTGGTAGTATATTAACATCATTATTTGCAACATGGGTTACTAGAGTTGTTGTAAATTACATTTTTTATGCTTATACAGCTCATTTTGCTTATTCAAATTCATGCAATTTAGGCGATGACAACATCATTCGATTAGATCCAAAAGTCGGAATTACTCTAAGTTTAATTATTCTTGAATTTCAGAGATTCGGTTTCACAATTCCTGAAGATAGTTGTCTGTATTACAATACTGTTAAGAATAAATTTCAGTTTCTTGGTTACATCTGGGACGATGAATGTAGACCATCACAATCAAAAGAGTGGTTTGTGGTTCACTTCGTTTACCCCCAAAGATTTTTTAGAAATCTAGATATACCTGTTAGTTTAATGCAGGTTTATAGAGCTATATCAATAGCAGCCCCTCTTTATAACGGAATGAATATTTTTCATAAATATTTAGGGCGTTATGATTCTATATATCGCGAAATGCTAAAACTTACTAAGAAAGGTAATAATGTGTGTATTAGATATTACGGTGAAGATCAAAGATTAAATACTATGACAATACCTCTTACAAAAATCCTGGAGTATGGTTGGAGATACTATTCAGAAGAAGTTAATAAACATATAATAATACCAC